TAGCCGTAGTAAGCAACAGATACTTGACCGGTTGCTGTAATGTCGGAACGAAGTGTCAAGCGTGGGCTTTCATACCATGTAAAAGCATCTGGATTTACAACGATCATTGACTGATCTCCAGTTGTGTAGCCATCAAGTGAGCGAGAAACATAAAGATCCAAGCCAGCAACATTTCCACGAAGTGATGTAGGAACTACATTGCCACCTGCGTTTTGTGGTTGTGATGCGTTGTAGATTGGGCGACCGCTGTCGTTGTAGCCCATGATGTTGCCCCATTGAGTGCTATTAACAATTAAGTTGCGAGCAAATCCAAGTGAGCCAGAATAAACAGATGCAGCAGCACCTGATACATATGCTAGAAGTCCAGCAGCTGTGTTATCTGCTGTTGCTGTCAAAAGTGAGCAAGATGATCCTAAAACTCCTGCAACATATGAATCTGTGGTCTTTGCATAAGCAAATTCCATTTGACGAACTAATTCATCAAAGAATGCTGGAGATGAACGATCTAGAAGTTCAACTGAGAATGTTTGTCCGCCAGCAAATTTCTTAACATCAACAGAAACGAATGATGAAGTCATATCGGTTGTGTCGATTGCTGCTGCCTCTGCCTCTAGGGTAGTTGTTGGCACAGCTGTAATTTTAGGAATTTCGAATGTCATACCAGCAGCAGGAAGTGTGCCACGAGATAGAGCATCGATTAATCCACGATCAGCATTTGATAGACCATTGATGATCTCTGTTGATTGTGGTGTTGGAATTAAGCCAGCAACTGTGCCGGTTGTGTCAGCAGCCATTACATATTGACGGCTTTCCTCTGAACCTAGTGCAGCACGAACTGAATGCTCCAAGTAAGTTGCTTTTGAATTGATTGGTGAGCGTGGCTTTGTATAGGCAACAGACTGAGCTGCCACTACGACCACAGGCTCAGACTTTGCAGCTTCTACCGCTTCGGTTGCGATAGGAGCATCTGAAGTAATATCAGACACTTTGTCCTCCTGTGTTGTTTGATCCTCAGCGGTTGCTTCGGAATTCTCTGGTGTATTTGTTGCAACTACGGATTCAACTTTCGCTGAGGCAATAGCCGGATCAGACACCAAACTGACTTCTTGTAATGAACTTTTTGAAATAACCATTGCGCCATCTTTGTTATCCCAAGCATCGACCATCACGCCAACAGAAAATCCATCTCTTAATCCTGTGGCTGCCTCCTCAAGAGCATCATCAGCTGCAAAAGTCTTTGCAAGTTTGAATGTGCCTTCTAAACCTTGATCGTTTGCAGTAATGTCAATTAACTTACCTAATGGGCGAGTTTTGTCATGCTCTAGTAGCAACTTGACAGGCTTTGAAAAATCAATGCTGTCTTTAGCAAATATTGTTTTGCCGGCTGATGTATTTCCAGCTTCATTCCAGCTAACTATCGTTCCAGATATGGTTCGCTTATTCGTATCAGCAGCGGTTATTGTAATCGGGAAATTAATCTTCATCGGATTAAGTCCTCTTCCTCTTGGATTTGTTCGACACTCATTGCGCCGATGCGGTTTAGTATTTCATAAACTTGAGCACGCTCTAATGCTGAGCCTCTCAAGAAATCATCAATATCAAATCGAACTTCAACGCCATTTGGCACAAAATCAGCAGCAGATAATCTTTGCTCAATTGGCGTAATGATATTCCTCAAACTAAAATCAATAAGGGCTTTGCGTTCCATAACAGTCGTGCTATATGTCATGCTGGTAGTTTCAGCAGATAAGAATGATGCTGGAATGCCAACGGCTCTTGCAATTTCAGTTGCTAGGTATTGGCGGGCTTCGTTTAATTGCAATTTTTGTGGATCAAAGCCAAGAGCATTTAATTCAACATCAGCATTTAAGAATGCAGTTGCTCTTGTGTTTCTAGCAACTTTCCATGATTCTAAAAGTTTTGTAATTCGCTCTGGAGTAAGGTTTGTGCCATTTGATTTTAACACCATTGTAGGAACTGGCTCTTTAGCGTATAATTCCGCAGCCTTTTCCAATTCTTGTGCAGCTCTTATTGTGCGACCGGCACGATTAAGCACACCTTCATCTAATCCGCTAAATACAACTAAAGATCCAATGCCTGTTGCTGGAACATGCATTCCATCAACCATGTAAGAAGTGATCTCGGTTTGATTTGCGTTTAAGTTGTAAGTCACTCGATCCGGTGCAACTCTTGTCCATGCACGCACTCGACTGTTATCTGATGCAGCATAAGAATCTAAAACTTGACCATAAGCAACGCCATGAAATAATAAATCCTCAGCAATCCATGCGTATATGGCTGACCCTGCAACTCTTGGATCTGGTTGCATAATAACTCTTGGTGGATCAATATGTTCTTTTGTAAAATGATTATAAGTTTCTAAAGGTAGCGAACCAATTGTTGAGCAAATTATATTTCGTGCTCTTGCAACAGATGGCACAGACATTGCTTGTTCTCTTGTCGCTGTTTGTGCGCCATAAAATAATCCGCCAACGGCTGATTGCAAATTGTAAGGAGTGTTGGCTGCTGCAACATCTACTGTTGGTGTGATTGCGGTGTTTGTGATAAATCGGTCGAATAATCCCATTAGCACATAATATACCATAAATGCAATTTATCCGACTTGAATATCAATTTCCGTTTCTTGTTGTGTCGCAAAATATGTTGCTAAAGCCGAAGCGACAGCTGCACAAACTGCCACTCGACTTGCACGCCTTCCGATGATCCATGACCCATCCCCATAGGGCAGTTTCGCAGCGGAAAGTGTTTGTTGGGTCAGTTCGTCTTGACCTCCATGCTGTAATCGATGGGAATTGATTGCGCCCAACCACCGATCACAACTTTCAGCATATATCGCCCCATCCATATCAGTAATGGGAATTCCAGCGGGAACTAGCCGACTTGCAACAGCTTGTGCAGTCCTTTTGGAATAAGCGACAGTCTGAACATTATATTTTCTTACATAAGGTGCAATATCGTTTGCAACCGCTAAATCGTTTATTGAATAATCATTCGACCAAGTATGAAGTAAAACTAAATTAAATCTTTCTCCTGATAGTTTTTGAGTTGCGACCAATGCGCCAAATTTACGATCTGGACTTAAATCTAATCCAAACCAAGTTTCCTTTTTAGGATCTAAAGGTATTGGATCGGTCTGACACAATCCCCACTTTTGTGCATCGATCGCTGAATTGATTGTATCTACCCATTGTGCCAAAACCTCAGTTCGCACAATATCAGGCGGATCATTGATAACTGCTTTCAAATTGTCTGGATGAATTGTTATTCCCAATGATGGATTGGCTTGAGCAAATGCACTCCAATTAATCTCGCCTGACGGAAGCAAGATCGGAGCATCAGGTTCTGCACTCCACTCAAACCAACCTATCGGATCGTTGGTTGTAGCTGAAGCCAACGCCCTCTCACGCAATTTGTTTAGTATTACGGAATGCTGATCTCCTGCTGATGAATAAATCCATACTTGCGGGTTCTTAGCAGCCATCATGGAATATCGCATTGATGACCAAGCATCCTCGTCTTTGTATTCACGCAACTCATCAAGGTGGATGGTTTCGGGTTTGCTCAAACCTCTAGCTGCATTGTTGGCAGCCTTTACAACAAACCGCCTATTGCCAAACAATTCAATTTCCTCAGCACCATGTTGCCATCGGATTTTCTTTACTTCCTTTTCCAATTTTGGATTTGCTTCAATCAAAGCAACAATCTGTCTAAATGTTTCAAGTGAGGTTGTAAGTCTATGAGCTGAGGCAAGTTGTAAGCCTTCGCCCCACACAAACATTCCGGTCAAGATCCGAAGCATCATCAGCGTGGACTTACCTTGCTGTCTTGCCATAATCAAACCTAGTTCGGAATGAGCCCACCTGCCATCCTGACGCACCTTGTGCCCATGAATACACACAAAGCGTTGCCATTCCATAAGATTGATCCCCAGTTCGGTGGCAAGGTCGATCATGTCTTGACCTTTTGAAGGTAAATCAGTCAGTTTTG